GCCCTCCTCGACGCCGCCCCCACCATCACCCCCTGCGCCCGCCACCACGCCGCCCGCGACGTCCACGCCGACGACTGCCCCGGCACCGACGTCTGCCGAGGCTGCTACCCCGCCGCCGCCCGCTACGGCCGCCTCTGCGGCCCCTGCTACTCCCGGATCCGGTACTGGCTCCGCTACGGCCACGAGCTCACCCTCCACGCGTTCACCCTCCGCACCCCCGGCCTGGGCTCCTCCCTCGCCCAGTCCGACCGCGTCGACTCGTCCCGCACCTGGAAGCTCCCCTTCAACGAGCAGGCCGTCGAAGCGACCGACACCTTCTTCGGGCAGCTCGCCGACGTCGTCAAGAACCACGCCCGCGAGCTGCACGTCGCCCCGCCCGCGTTCCTCTTCGACCGGTGGCGCCGCGACGAGGACGTCCCCGGGTTCCCCCGCGACACCGACATCGGCAAGGCCGACGTCCTCCTCTCCGAGCTCATCCGCTTCGAGCTCGGCCACGGCCCGAAGATCGCCGCCCTCGACACGATCGTCGTCTGGTACGACGAGCTCGCCGAGATGATCAGGATCATCCGCGGCCGCTTCCCCGTCGACCCGCCGCCCGTCCGGCCCCGCACCGTCGCCTGCCCAGTCTGCGACGAGCGCCGCCTCGTCATCACCCGCACGGTCGACGACGTCGAGACCATCCGCTGCGACTACTGCCAGTGGACCCCCGCCACCGACGTCGAGACCGACGACGTCCTCACCGAAGGAGCCCTCGCATGAAGGCCATCCTGCTCGCCCTCGCCGCGATCGCCGCCGCGGCCGCTGCCGTCATCGGCTTCCACATCGCCGCCGGCGACCCCGGTATCACCTACACCGAAGGAGCCGACCGTGGCTGACACCGAACCCCTGACCCCGGACGCCGTGCGCGCCCTCATCGCGGAACTGCGGACGGAGGCGGAGTACTGGAGCGGGAGGTACAGCACGCGTCCGCTCCTGGAGCGCGCCGCCACCGCTTTCGAGGCGTCTCTCCCGCGAGAGGACGCCGACCTCGACGCGATCGAGCGCCACGCGCGCGAACTGGAGTACGTCAGTCAGGAGACGTTCACGGCCCTCGAGGTGCTCGCCCTGCTCGCCCGGGTGCGCACCGCGGAAGCCGCGCGCGAGCACTGGGAGCGCGAGAACAACAGCTTGTGGTCCTGGATCTTGGCACTGGGCGCCCTTGCGAAGAAGGGCGGCTTCCAGGACGGCGGGCTCGGCTGGCAGACGTACATCAGCCGAGCGGTCCACGCGGCGGTAGAGGACCGCGCGTCGCGCACCGTAGAGACGGCGGAGGAGTGGGAGTACGCCGCGGAGGCGAACGGGATTCTCGTTCCGATGGGCGAGGACCAGCGCACCTTCCGCGGGGAGACTCTGCGCCGCCGCCGCCCTGCTGGCCCGTGGGAGCCCGTCCCGCCCACCCCCGAGGAGGGCGACCGTGCCTAGACCCATCAACCCGGAGTGCGTCGTCGGGAAGCACCCCGTGTGCAACGGCGACGCATGGGACTACGGCGCCGACGAGCCCACCGACTGCACCTGCACCTGCCATCAGCCGCCGGCGGCCGCCGCCGCATGACCGAGGAGGTGTACTCGGTCCGCGGAGCAGCACGCCGAGTGCGCCGCTCCCGCTGGACCATCCAGAGGTGGATGCGACACGGCATGCCCCACCGCCGCATCAGCGACCAGCACGTCGAGATCGACGAAGCCGAGCTCACCGCATGGCTGCGCCGGTCAATCATCAACCAGAAATCGAGCCGATTTGCCTCGAAGATTTGACAGGCACGGTGTGAGGCCCGCCAGAGTAATGATCACGACGAAACCCACCACCGCACAGCGGCCCGGTGGGTTTCGTCGTTCCCGGGGTCGCACCCTTCCGGCCCCGGCCCGGTACTGACCCTCCGGGTTCGGGCAGCACGGGTCACCAGGGCGGGCGCCGACCAGCCGTCGAGACACGGCACGGCGCCCGCCCCACCGCCTAACGTTTCGAGCCAGCGACCTTCCGCGCGGCGTCGACGACCGCCTCAGAGAACGTCGACTCCCCCTCGTTGATCCGGCTCAGGTGCTGCCCGACAGCGAGGATCGCCAGCACGTTCGCATGCGCGATCCGCTGATCGACTGTCTCGAGCTCATACTCCTTCGGCAGCGCGTCGAAGGCCATGTCCCAGAGGTCCACCGCCGCGCCTACTTTTCGGTCACAGTCGGCGACCCCGGCTGCGGTCCCCCCGCGGTGAGCCGATACGCGTAGGCGGCGTCACGCAGCATCGTCGAACGAACGACGCCCCCGAACTCGTCGCTGTCATCGGCGAGCTGCTTCACCGCCCTGAAGATCGCCTCTCGTGCTTCTCTCTGGACGTTCTCGCTGTCAGCCATATCGGGCCCCTTTCTTCGCGCCGCCGGCGAATCCGGCGATCAGCGACTTTCTACACGGAGCCTCCGACAACACTCGCCGCCACATCAACCACCAGGAGCAGCATGGCCCGCACCCACGGCCGCCGCGCTACCGAGTTCCGCGCCGAGCACAAGGCCCGATGGAAGGCACAGAACGCGGCCTGCGCCATCTGCGGCCAGCAGCACATCGACTACGACGCGCCCGCCAACACCCCCGACGCGCTCGAGCTCGACCACCGCCTCCCCGTCATCACCCACCCACACCTCGAGTTCGACCCCGGCAACGTCCAACCCACAGCCCACCGCTGCAACCGCGGCAAGGGCGACGGACCCGCCATCGCGAGCATCGGCGAGACCTCCGAACCCTGGTGACCACCCGCGTCGACGACGACGAAGGGTAGGGGGGTCGCGATCGCCAGCAACGACGGCCCAGGTCACTCCACCGGCAGAGATCTCCCCCATCGGGAGTGAGCATCGTGCGCACACCCGTTCGCGTTCGCAGAATCGAGGCGCCCTGATGGCTCAGACGCCCGACCAGCGCCGCGAGGCGGCCCGCGAGCGGATGCGGGAGAAGCGCCGACGAGAGCGGGAGCAGCGCGACGCAGAGCGTGCCGCTGTGGCGAACGGATCGAACGCGGCCGCGGCCCACGTGATGCGCGACTCGGTCGACTCCGCGATCGCCGCCGCGAAGTGGCTGAAGGAGTCGGACGCCGCGTCGATCGCGCAGGCGCGGCTCCTCGCTGAGGACGTCGATGTGTCCCTCGCGGAGGGCGACCGGCCGGCCGCGCGCGCCGCTCACCGTGCTCTGTCCCGCGTGCTGTCCGATCTCGGCGCGACCCCGTCCGTGCGGTTGCTGCGCGAGCTGCGCTCCCTGCGTTTCGTCCCCGAATCGACTGGAGGCAGCGATGGCGGCAGCCAGCCAGACGCGGCCGAAGGCCCGAGCAACGTCTCGAAGTTCCAGCGGCCCGAGAAGCGGGCGCGGTAGACGGTACGGCTGCGCGATCCCCCGCCTGTACACGCCGCCTCTGCGGCCGCTGACCGCGGACACGTCCCTCGGCTTCGAGGTCATCGAGTTCGCGGACTGGATCCGTGACCGCCTCGAGGAGCTCGACGCGCACCGCGATCCGAGCGACGACACCGACTATCTCGGTCTGTTCCCGCGGCTGCTCGAGTGGCAGCGGTGGCTCCTGATCCACGCCCTCGAGATTCTCCCCGGCCCGGGCGCCGTGTTCCGGTTCCGGACGGTGCTGCTGCTGGTCGCCCGGCAGAACGGGAAGTCGACGCTGCTGACGTCGCTGATCCTGTGGCGCATGTTCCAGGACGGCGCCCGCATGATCCTCGGGACGAGCGTGTCCCTCGACCACTCCGAGAAGGCGTGGAGCGAAGCCGTCGCGGTAGCCGAGGCCGTCCCCGAGCTCGCGAACGAGATCCAGGATCTCAAGGCGGGGAAGGGCTCGCAGCTGCTCCTCCTCGACGGCGGCGAGCGGTACAAGATCGCCGCCGCGAACCGTCGCGGCGGGCGCGGGTTCTCCGGCGACCTCATCATCTTCGACGAGCTCCGCGAGCACCAGGACTGGAAGGCGTGGTCGGCGACGTCGAAGACGTCCATGGCCCGCAAGCGCGCCCAGGTGTGGGGCGTCTCGAACGCCGGCGATGCCGCGTCGGTGGTGCTGCGACACCTGCGCGACGTCGCTATCGGCGCGATCACCGGCGCAGTCCTCGACTCCCTGCCCGACGATATCGCCGAGGACGTCGACGTCGACTCCATCGGTCTCTTCGAGTGGTCAGCGGGCGACGTCGACGGCGTGCAGCGCGGCATCTGGGACCGCGACGGCTGGGCCGAGGCGAACCCGTCGATGGGGCACACCGAGCTCACCGAGCGCACCATCGCCGCGGCCGCGCTGACGGACCCCGAGTGGGAGTTCCGCACGGAGGTCCTCTGCCAGTTCGTGAACTCGGCCGGAGCCGGACCGTTCCCGAACGGTGCCTGGCAGCGCGCGCTCGAGCAGCGCGTGACCCGCGACCAGACCCGCGCCGCGGCCTACTGCGTCGACGTGTCGCACGACCGGACCTGGGCGTCGATCGCGATCGCGTTCTGGGATGACCAGGGGCGGCGCCGCGTCGAGCTCGCCGCGCGCCGCGCGGGCACCGAGTGGGTCATCCCGTGGCTGCTTCACGCAGACCGGCAGGTCGCCCCCGACCTCGTGACGCTGCAGACTCGCGGCGCGCCCGTGTCCTCGCTCGTCGCGGACTTCGAGCGGGCCGGCATCACGCTCGAGCCCTGGCAGGACGCCGAGCTGTCGCGCGCGTGCGGCCAGTTCTACGACGCGCTGCGTCACACCCTCGACGACGGCGACGACGTCGTCACGCTCACGCACGGCGCGCAGGCGCCGCTCGACATCGCCGCCGCAACCGCCCAGATCAAGGCTCTCGGCGACGGCTGGGCGATCGACCGCAAGAGATCTCCGGAGGACGCCGCGCCGCTCATGGCCGCGATCGGCGCGCTCTGGCTGCTGATGACCAACCCGGCGCCCGTCCGGTCCGCCTACGAGGACTTCGACGTCCTCGTGCTCTGAACCCGAAGGAGGCGACGTGGGACTCCTCGACATTCTCCGCGGCACGCGATCCGACTACCGCGCCGGCGTGCCCGTCGAGTACATCTCGACGACGACCAGCAGCGTGCTCGGCCTGTCGACGGAGGAGCTCTGGGAGACGCAGCCCGCGCTCCGCTCCGTCGTCTCCTTCCGAGCCCGGAACATCGCGCAGCTCGGAATCCACACCTTCCAGCGCCTTGACGACGACGACCGCCGCCGCACCCGCGAGGACCCCGTCGCGCAGCTGCTCAAGCGGCCGAACGCCTCGATGACGAGCTACGAGCTCATCTACGACCTCGTCTCCACCATCGACCTCTACGACACCGCCTACTGGCTGCTGGCCGAGAGCGACACCGCGTCCGGGTGGGAGATCCGCCCGATCCCCGCGGCGTGGGTGGTCGGCAACGAGGGCGGCGACTTCTGGGCGCCCGAGAAGTGGATCGTCGCGCCTCCCGGCAAGGAGGCCTTCAGGATCGACGCCGAGAACGTCCTCCCGTTCGTCGGCTGGAACCCGATCGCGAAGAAGCAAGGGAAGTCGCCCATCGAGGCGCTCAAGTCCACCCTCGCCGAGCAGATCCAGGCGTCCGAGTACCGCCAGCAGGTGTGGGCCCGCGGTGGCCGCGTCGGCACCGTCATCGAACGACCCGCCGGAGAGTGGGGCGAAGCGGCCCGCAAGCGGTTCACCGAGTCCTTCAAGAACGCCTTCTCCGGACGAGGCAGCAAGGCCGGCGGCACGCTGCTCCTCGAGGACGGCATGAAGATGAGCCGCGTCGGCTTTTCCGCCCACGAGGAGGAGTACATCGACGCGGCCAAGCTCGCGATCTCCACCGTCGCGTCGGTCTACCACGTCAACCCGACCATGATCGGGCAGCTCGACAACGCCAACTTCTCGAACGTGCGCGAGTTCCGGCGCATGCTCTACAGCGAAACCCTCGGCCCCCTCATGGCCCAGATCGAGGACCGGCTCAACGCCTTCCTCGTCCCCCGCGTGGCGGCGGCCACCGGTATCTACGTCGAGTTCAACATCGCCGAGAAGCTGCAGGGCTCGTTCGAGGAGCAGGCCGCCGTGCTCTCCGCCTCCGTCGGCCGCCCGTGGATGACCGCCGACGAGGCGCGCTCGCGCAACAACATGCCCGCCCTCGGCGGAGACGCCGCGCAGCTCGTCACCCCGCTCAACGTCCTCGTCGGCGGGCAAGCCTCACCCCGCGACTCGGCACCCAAGTCGGGCCGGAAGGCCCCGCGATCGCGCGTGTCGCTCAAGTCCGACGACCTCGACACCACCAGCTACGTCGAGAAGGCCGCCGAGGTCCTCTCCACGTTCTTCGCTCGGCAGCGCCGCGCCGTCCTCTCCGCCCTCGGCGCGAAGGCGGCCGGCGCCTACTGGGACGGCGCCCGCTGGGACCGCGAGCTCTCCGACGACCTCTACGCCCTCGCGATGACCACGGCCACCGAGCTCGGGCAGGAGCAGTCGAAGCGCCTCGGCTTCACCGAAGGCGACTACGACGAGGACCGCACCCGCGCGTTCCTCCGCGCAGTCGCAGACTCGCGCGCCGGCGCGATCAACTCCACCACCAAGGAGCGGCTCGACGACGCCATCGACGACGACGAAGCGGACCCCGCCGACGTCTTCGCCGAGGCCGAGTCCGCGCGCACCGGATCCGCTGCGACCGCGCTCGTCGCCGGTCTCGCCGGGTTCGCACTCGTCGAAGCCGCGCAGCAGACCACCGGCAGCGCAGCCCAGAAGACGTGGGAGACCGGCGACAACCCTCGCCCCGATCACGCCGCGATGGACGGCGAGACGGTCGGCATCGACGAGCAGTTCTCCAACGGCGCCGACTGGCCCGGCGACCCCGTCCTCGGCGCCGACGGCGTCTCCGGCTGCAACTGCGGCGTCTCGATCATCTACTAGGAGGCTCCCCATGGAGACCAAGACCGTCCCCGTCAACGTCAAGGCGGGCCCCGACGATGGCCTCGCCGAGGGCGAGTTCATCGTCTACCCGTCCACGTTCACCAGGACGCCCGACAGCTACGGCGACATTGTCGCGAAGGGCGCGTTCCTGGACACCATCGCCGAGTGGGAGGCGTCCGGCAACGCCCTCCCCGGCCTCTTCGGTCACCGCCTCGACGACCCCGACTTCTACGTCGCCGAGGCGCTCGAGATGAGCGAGGACGACCACGGCTGGCGCGTCCGCGGGAAGTTCGACCTCGACTCCCCGAAGGGCCCGCAGGTGTACCGCCTCGTCAAGGGCCGCCGTCTCTCGCAGCTGTCCTTCGCGTACGACGTCCTCGACGAGGGGACTGTCGAGCTCGAGGACGGCGCCAAGGCCAACGAGCTCCGGAAGCTCAAGGTCTACGAGTTCTCGTTCGTGCCGATCGGCGCGAACCAGGACACCTCAGTCGTCGCCGTGAAGGCGAACGCGGAAGCGCTCGTCGACGCGGCGAAGGCCGGCAGGACCCTGTCGGCGAAGAACGAGGGCGACATCCGCTCGGCAGTCGATCTGCTGAGCAACGTCCTCGCCACCCTCCCCACCGAAGACACGGAGAAGGCCAGCGGTCAAGCACCGGCCAAGTCCGCCGACGACGAGGAGCCCCACGGGGCCAAGTCGCCGGCCGACGAGGAGCCCAGCGTCAACCCGTCCGCCAAGTCGCGCTCCCGCGCGGCGACCGTGGCACTGCGTGAATCCACCATCCTCCTCAGCGAAAGGAGCGCCTGATGGCGACTCTCATGGAACAGCACGCGGCCGCGCAGAAGGCGGCCCGCGACTTCATCACCGGACTCAAGGCCAAGGGTGACGACGTCACCGACGAGGACCTCGCCGAGGCCGACACCCTCGCGAAGACCGCGGCCGACCTCGCCAAGAAGCTCGACGGCAAGCGCGCCCTCGACGACCTCTCCGCCGGCCTCACCGGCGCCGACGAGGCGCCCGCCCAGAAGCAGGCGAAGTCCCTCGGCGAGCACTTCATCAAGACCGTCGGCGACCAGCTCGCGGGGAAGAAGGGAAGCAAGTTCACCCTCTCCGCCCCCGAGTTCAAGGCCGCCGGAGACGTGCAGACCGTCGGCTCCGTGTTCGGCCCCGCCGTCACCGACGTCGACCGCAACATCGTCACCGGCGTCCGCCGCCGCCTGACCGTCGCGGACCTCCTCGGCAGCGAGACCATCTCCGGCTCGGCGATCACCTACTTCGTCGAGGGCGCGCTCGAGGGCGACTTCACCACCGTCGCCGAGAACGGCCAGAAGCCGCAGCTCCACTTCGCCGACCCGACCGCGGTGACCGAGGCGCTCAAGAAGATCGCCGCGTTCATCAAGGAGTCCGACGAGATCATCGAGGACCTCCCCTGGTACAAGAGCGCGGTCGACGGCCGCCTGCTCTACCACCTGGGGCTCTTCGAGGAGAACCAGCTGCTTTCCGGCAGCGGTGCGGGCACCAACATCCGGGGCCTGCTCAACCGCGTCGGCATCCAGACCGAGGCCGCCGCGAACCGCACCGACAACGCGGACGCCCTGTTCCGCGCTATCACGAAGGTCGTCACTGGCTCCGGGTTCGACGCCGACGGCATCGTCATCAACCCGGCCGACTACCAGACGCTGCGTCTCTCCAAGGACGGCAACGGCCAGTACTTCGGCGGAGGGTTCTTCTCCGGCCAGTACGGCAACGGCGGCATTCAGGAGCAGCCGCCGCTCTGGGGCCTGCGCACCGTCGTCACCCCGGCGATCACCGCGGGCACCGCCCTCGTCGGCGCGTACGCCCAGTCGGCGTCCGTCATCCGCAAGGGCGGCGTGCGCGTCGAGTCGACCAACACCGACGAGGACGACTTCACCAACAACCGCGTCACCATCCGCGCGGAGGAGCGCCTCGCGCTCGCCGCCCGGCAGCCGGCCGGATTCGTGAAGGTCACCTTCTCGAGCGCCGCTCCGGCGTGATCCATCTGACGGGGCCGGGCCTCACCGCCCGGCCCCGTCAGCCACCCCCTCCGAAGGGATGCGCCATGGCGCTCAGAGAGTACGACTACCGCGGCAGCACCTACCAGTTCGACGATGAGGACGTGCCCGCGGGCGCCGTGCTCCGCACCGGCACGAAGGCAGCCGCCCAGCCGCGCAACACCGCCGCGCGCAAGCCGCGCGACAAGCAGGCGCCCGCGCCCAAGACCAAGTAGGAGGCGCCGTGGCCGAGGCATTCGCCGACAAGGAGCAGATGGCCGCCCGGTCGCTGGGCGCCATCACCGCCGACACCCACCCCTACCTCGACGCCGCCCTCGACGCCGCGTCCAGACTGATCCGCGACCACTGCGGCTGGCACATCGCGACGGTCGAGGAGCTGCAAGTCCGCCTCGACGGACCCGGCGGAGACCTCCTCGTCCTCCCCACCCTCCGACTCGTCGACCTCGTCAGCATCGTCGAGCGCGGCACCACCGTCGACATCGCGACCCTCGACGTCTCCGGCCTCGGCCTCATCCGCGGCCGCCGCTGGACCGACCGCTTCGGCGGCATCGTCGCCACCTTCACCCACGGCTACGACGAGGTCCCCGCCACCGTCGCCGACCTCACGCTGCAGATCGCGTCCCGCGCCCTCGGCTCGCCTCTCGGCATCGTCCGCGAGCAGACCCTCTCCGCGTCCGTCACCTGGTCTACGACCGCCGCAGGCGTCGCCGGCGGCATCGTCCTCCTCCCTCACGAGCAGGAGCAGCTCGCGACCTACCGGATCGGCTGGACCCCCTGATGCTTTCCACCTTCGCCCGCATGACGATCACCCGGAAGCGCTACCCGCAGATCGACGACCAGGGCACCAGCGTCCGCGACTACGACGCCACACCCGAGACGATCACGATCGCCGGCTGCTGGCTTGAACCGATCACCTCGACCGAGGTCACCGACGACCGCCTCGCGGTCGCGACCGGCTACCAGGTCGCCGCGCCCGCGGGCGTCGACGTGACCGCCGAAGACCGCATCGAGTATGCCGGCGTCGACTACGAAGTCGAAGGCGAACCCAGCCGCGTCCCCTCGCCCACCGGCGCGCTCGCCCACACCCTGTTCGTGCTGCGGAGGTGGACCCATGGCCAATAGGAACGTTTCCCGCCTCGAGTTCAACTCGAAGGGCATGGCGAAGATCCTGCAGTCCCGCGAGGTCGCCGACTGGGTCGACGCTGCCGGACAGCGCGCCGCCGACGAGCTCGGCGAGGGCTTCGAGCCCAAGCGCCTGTACGGCTTCGACCGCGTCTCGACCATCGTCCGGCCCGTGTCTGCCGAAGCGTTCGACGCCGTCCGCGCCGACTCCACGATCTTCGCGGCCGCGCTCGGGGCGGTGCGTCGTGGCTGAGCTGCTCGCTGAGCCCGAGCTCGCCGCCGCTCTCATCGGCTGGTTGCCCGAGGGCCTCGCGGGCAACGGGCTCGCCGCGACCGTCTCCGGGCGTGTTGAGGACGGGCTGCACGTGCGCGTCGTCGACACCGGCGGCACCGACACCCGCGACCAGGTCCTCATCGGCCAGCAGATCACCCTCGAATGCTTCGGCCCGACGCTCACCGCGACCGCGCGTCTCATGCGCGCCACAACGGCCCTCGTCCGGTCCCTCGTCGGCGAGGACCACCTCCCCGGGATCCTCGTCTACCGCGTCGGCTCGCTCGGCGGAGGCGCGAACAGCGCCGACCCCGTCACCAAGCGCAACCGCTACACGCGCACCCTCGTCGTCGACAGCCGCCTCACCGAGCTCTGACGACCCCCTCGCTCCGTCCCCGCCGGGGGCGGCCCTCGTCGCGCGCGCCGCGGCCATCCCACCACGCCTGAAAGGGGCAGCCATGCCTGTCAGCAACAAGAGCGTCTTCGTCGGTGCGCCCGACCAGAAGGCCACCGGTGCCATCCTCACCGGCCCCGAGATCGAGGAGATGTTCGACTCGATTGACGACTTCTCCGACGCGGAGCTCGAGGACTCCGGCTACGTGAACGAGGACGGCGTCACCATCACGCCCTCCGACTCGACAGAGTCGATCAAGGACTGGTCGCAGGCGGAGATCCGCCGCATCCTCACCGAGTTCACCGGCGAGATCTCCTGGACCCACCTCGAGCTGAACGCCCAGTCCGCGCGGAACTACTTCGGCGACGACAACGTCGAAGTGACGGCCGCGACCACCACAAAGGGCACGCAGATGCGCGCTTCGCTCGGGCGCAACGAGCTCCCGATCAAGGCTCGGTACTTCAAGGTCAAGGACGGCGACCGTCGCGTCCTCGTCGTCGCTCCGCGGTCGCAGATCGTCTCCCGCGGTGAGATCCCGCTCACGGCCACCGGCGCGATCACGCTGCCCGTCACCCTCGCCACCTACCCCGATGCGGCCGGCCAGAACATCTACATCTTCACCGACGACGGCGTCGTCTCCGCCGCCGCGTGACCGAACACCGGGCGGGACGACCAGGGACCCGTCCCGCCCGGTGCCACGCAGGTCCCTTCCGCCACCACGAAAGGCCCCTGATGCTCGAAAAGTTCCACCACACCCTGCCCGACGGCTACGAGATCGTCGCGCCCCGCTTCGAGAACATCCCGATGGGGGCGCTCCGCAAGTCGCGGAAGCTCGCCGCCGTCGACCAGACGTTCACCCTCCTCGAGGGGATCCTCACCGAGGAGCAGCTCGAGCACCTCGACAAGCTCGACCGCCACGAGTTCAACGACTTCATGCGCGCCTGGAAGGGCGATTCGGAGATCGAGCTGGGGGAATCTACGGCCTCTTCGACCTCCTGACCGGAGAGCACGCAGAGGCCATCCGCACCGACCTCGTCCTCGCCGGCTTCCACCTCCACGACATCGGCACCGAGCGGCTCAGCTGGTTCGAGCTGCGCCTACTCATCCGCCGGTGGGAGCAGGTCGCGACGACGTCGACGTCGGAATCCGTGCACGGCGCGCGCTGGAACATCGGCGAGCAGCTGCTCGCGATGATCGCGGACACCCTCGCGCAGGGCAACTGGCAGCGCGCCGGCAAGAAGTCCGCCCCGCGACCCAAGCCGATCCCGCGCCCGTGGGAGAAGAAGCGCACCCAGCAGCTCGGCCGCGACGCGATCCCCGTCGCCGAGTTCGATAGCTGGTGGGACGCGCAGGCGAAGACCCCGCCCGCGCCGCCCGGCCGGGCGCGCGACGCCTACGGCCGCTTCACCAGCCGACCGCCGGCACCGCACCGCGCGCACGACGAGAGGTAGGTCGCCATGCCCGAAGGCAACGAGGTCGTCACCGGCTACATGCGCCTCGTCCCGACGCTTGAGGGCATCCAGGACGAGATCGCGAAGCAGTTCGGGGGAGCCGCCGACGCGGCCTCCCGCGAGGGCGACAAGGCCGGCGGCCTCTTCGGCGGAGGCATGGTCAAAGCGCTCGCCGGCGCCGGCATCGTCGCGGGCGTCGTCGGCGCGTTCAAGGGCCTGTACGAGATCGGGTCGACCTTCGACGAGATCACCGACACCATCCGCGTCGGAACGGGCGCGCAGGGCGAGGCGCTCGAGGGGCTCTCCGAGGTCGCGAAGAACATCGGGACCTCGATCCCGACCGACTTCGAGGCGGCCGGTCAGACCGTCGCCGACCTGAACACCCGACTCGGGCTGTCCGGGGACACCCTTGAGACCGTCGGCAAGCAGTACCTCGAGGCGGGCCGGATCCTCGGCCAGGCCGTGGACGTGCAGGCCACGTCAGCCGCGTTCACCGCGTTCGGCGTCGAGGGTGAGGCCGTCGAGGGCGCGATGGACAGCCTCTTCCAGGTGTCGCAGGCGACCGGCGTCGGCATGAACGAGCTCGCGTCCGGTGTGCAGACCGTCGCGCCCGCGCTGCAGAACCTCGGCTTCGGCTTCGACGAGTCCGTGTCGCTGATGGGCACGCTCGACAAGGCCGGCCTCAACTCGACCGCGATCCTCGGGTCGATGTCGAAGGGCATGATCAACCTCGCGAAGGACGGCGAGGAGCCGCAGGCCGCGTTCCAGCGCGTGACCGGCGAGATCCAGTCCTTCGTCGACGCCGGCGACACGGCCTCCGCGCTGAACCTCGCGTCCGAGGTCTTCGGCACGAAGGGCGCCTCACAGTTCGTGGGGGCGCTGCAGGACGGCGTCCTGAACATGGACGACCTGATGTCGGCCACCGGCGCCACCGGCGACACGATCCTCGGCGTCGGTGAAGAGACGATGGACTTCGCCGAGCGCTGGCAGATCACGCTCAACAAGGCGATGGAGGCGTTCGAGCCGATCGCCACCGCGGTCTTCACCGCTCTCGGCGACGGCCTCACCGCCGCGATGCCGCTGCTCAACGACCTCGGCACCTGGGTCGGCGAGAACACCCAGTCCGTCGGCATCATCGCCGGCGTCATCGGCGGCGCCCTCGTCCTCGCGTTCATCGCGTGGACGGCGTCGATCTGGGCGTCGACGATCGCGCTGCTCGCGAACCCGATCACCTGGATCATCATCGGCATCGTCGCGCTCATCGCCGCGGTCGTGCTGCTCGTCCTCAACTGGGACACCGTCGTCGCCACGATCACCGACATCTGGGGCGGCTTCATCGGCTGGATCACCGACGGCCTCAACGCCTTCGGCGCCTGGTGGTCGGAGATGTGGGGCGGCCTCGGGAACTGGATCGTCGAGATCTGGACCGGCTTCACCACCTGGGTCTCCGAGGTCTTCACCAACTTCCTGACCGGCCTGCAGATCATCGGCGCGATCATCTCCGCCTGGTGGAACGGCCTCTGGACCGGCATCGGCGACTTCGTCGGCGGCGTCTGGAACTGGATCGTCGGCGCGGTCACCGGCTACATCAACCTCGTCCTCACCGTCTTCACCACCGTCGGCGAGCTCATCGGCTCCGTCTGGTCGGGCCTGTGGAACGGGATCATCTCGTTCTTCACCGGAGCGTGGGACACGATCGCCGGAATCCTCGGCACCATCGGCGACACCTTCGGGACCGTCTTCACCACCATCGGCGACGTCATCCGGGGCGCGTTCGAGGGCGTCGTGTCCTTCGTCACCGACCTCATCAACAACATCATCCGCCCGATCAACGACCTCATCGACGGCGTCAACGGCATCACCGGCGTCGTCGGCGACGCGATCGGCATCTCCCTCTCGATCCCGAACATCCCGATGCTCGCGAAGGGCGGCTCGATCACCGGCGCCGGCTCGGTCATCGTCGGCGAGCGAGGTCCCGAGCTGCTCACCCTGCCGCGGGGGGCGACGGTCGACCCGGACATCGGGAACGCGAACCGAGGCGGGCCGCAGGTGACGCAGAACATCTACGGCGGCGACGGAACCTCGGCCGGCGAGATCGCGCGCGTCGCGAACGACCAGCTGAACTACGAACTGCGAGGAGCTCGCTGATGCTCGTGACCGTCAACGGGCTCGCCATCCACCACAGCGGCCGCGGCCTCACCAAGGGCTTCTTCCTCGAGCCAGGAGGATTCACCGGCTGGGACGGAGGCGTCGACATCCGATTCACATCCGTCGAGCGGGACGGGCAGCACGGCGAGTACGACCTCCCCTCCTACCTCGGCGCCCGGGTCACGTCCTTCTCCGGCTACGCGGTCTCGTCCACCCCCGGCGAGACCGCGCAGCTGGGCGAGTACCTCACCGGCATCGTCTCCTCGGGCGCGTCCAAGATCGTCTCCGTCGAACGCGACCAAGTCACGCAGTGGGCGCGCGGCAAGCTCGCGACTGCGCTGCCCCGGTTCGACATCGACGGGAGCGACCCGCGACTCGCGCGCTGGCAGATCCAGCTCCGCTACCCCGACCCCCGCAAATACGGCGAGGAGCGCCCCTTCGAGCAGGAGGCCGCGTTCCACTTCGGCAACTTCCCGGCGATCCCTCGCTTCGAGGTCGAGGGTGACGCGCCCAACGGCTACACGATCAACGGCCCGGAGGGTCGCACCATCACCGTGACGCGCCCGTGCGTGGTCGGCGAGGTGCATTCGATCGACCTGCGCGACACGACCCTCCGGGTGAACGGCGAGGTCGTGTACGGCGGCATCTCCCGCCCCGGCCAGTGGACCATCTCGAACGGCGATCAGGTGCAGCACACGCTCTCCGGCGCCGGCGGCGCGACCCTGCGGACCTACCTCACCGACACCTACGTCTAGGGGGCGCCCATGGTCTGGACTCACAGCATCCACGAGGGCCACAACGGGAACCTCCTGCAGGCGAACGTCCGACCGATCGCCTCGTCCGGCGACCGCGTGCTGAACGGCGTCGGCCAGGGCACCCACACCTTCCAGCTGCAGCGCGACGACGGGCTCAACTGGACGGGCCTGCTCGGTCCGCTCTGGAACCGCATCATCGTCGCCGCGTGGGACGGCGTCGCGAAGTACGCCGGGTACATCCACTCCCTGGAACCGTGGGACCGAGCCAAGCAGCAGGCGACCGTCCGCAGCGTCTGCGTGCGCGACTTCCTCTCCAACCGTTTCCTCTACCCCGTGAACCCCCAGGACTATCCCAACGGGACCCGCTCCGTCACGGCCCGAAGCCACGCGGCGACCCTGCGGAAGATCCTCCTCGAGGCGACGCAGGGGCGCGGCGGGGAGTGGAACCTGCCCATCGTGCTGCCCGACGACGGCCCGGGCACGATCGACCGCACCTGGTGGTTCTACGAGCTCTGGACCGCCGAGCGCGCCTTCACCGAGATCCAGAACCTCAACGATGGCCCCGACGTCGACTTCGAGCCCCGCTACCGCGCCGACGGCGGCATCGAATGGGTCGTCCGCACCGGCAGTCCGCGCCTCGAGTCCGGCGACTTCGAGTTCAACCTCGACGCGCCCGAGCAGCCCCTCAGCGGCGTCCGCTATCGGCTCAACGGCCAGGACCTCCGCACCGGCAGCATCGGCCTCGGCAAGGGGTCCGAGGCGAGCATGCGAGTCGGCTTCGCGTACGGCTACTCGGGCTCGGCCGCGATGATCCGCGACCGCGCCGACTCCTACAAGGACATCGACGACCAGGCCGACCTCGACAACCACGCGATCTCCGACCTCGTCACCAACCGTGAACCGATCGAGCAGTGGGCCTACACGATGCGCGCCGAGGCGACCACGCCCGGCGGCCGGAGCCTCGCCCAGCTGCGCCTCGGCGACCGTATCTCCCTGCACGTCCAGGACGACCTGTACATCCCCGACAGCCCTCCAGGCGGCCACCAGCACCAGGTCATCGCCTACCGCTGGGACCTCTCCGGGAACGTCCCCCTGACCGTCCAGCGGAGGTAGCCGTGAAGCTCAACGACATCGACCGCGGCGAGCTCGCACGCCTCTGGGACGCGATCCACGCCCTGCAATCGCAGGCGCCGATCGGCTTCTCCTCCGTCTCCCGGGGCGCGCTCGAGATCACCTCGCCCGAGGGCCTCATCGTCGGCAAGGCTGACGGTGAAGACGCCGGCCAGGGCTCGCAGAAGGTCTACGGCATGCTCGACGTCGTCGGCCGCGTGCACGTCAAGGGCGGCGGCCGCTTCGTCGCATCGCAGTCCGGGGACAAGGCCCAATCGATGCAGCTGTTCTACGAGAACGGCATCGGATACGTCACCAGCTTCGGCGTCCCGCTCGAGATCCGCGCCTGGTCGAACACCATCCGGCTCAACGAGAACGGCCTCGCCATCGAGGGCGGCGGCGCGACGATCACCATGAGCGGCGACGGCGTCCAGATCACCGGCCCCGACGGCGCCGACGGGGCGTGGATCGAGCTCAAGGACGGCGCGATCTTCCTCCGCAATTTGCCGAACAGCTGATGCCCTACAACCCTTGGGCCAGCTACCGGGTCACCGGCACCTGGGCCGACCACGGCTCCTACTCCGCGGGCGGCATCGACTACCCCCTCGGCTACGGCACGCCGCTGCGCGCGCCCGCGGCCGGCACCCTGCGCACCTCCGGCGGCAGCGGCGAGTACGCCGCCGGGTCCGTCGGCTCCGCCGGCCGCCGCTCGATCCTCATCCTCGACCAGCCCCTCAACCGCATCCTCCCCGCCGCCGGCTATCCGCCCGAGGCCGCCGGCCCGATGGTCGCGATCGTCGTGCAGCACCAGTCGAGGTTCGCGGCCGCGCAGCACTACGACGAGGGCGCCGTCATCGGCTGGTCCGGCGCCTCCGCCAACGGCGCGGACTACGGCGGCGACGTCCACCTTCACGTCCACGGCCTCGACGGCGCCGGCCGCCGCGTCGACTTCACCAAGTTCATCACCGCCGGCGGCGCCGACCCCACGGACCCCGGCGACCCCGGCTCCGGCGACCCGGGCGACCCCGGGACCGGCAGCGGCAACCTTACTGTCGGCGCCGACGGCCGCCTCACCCGCGTCGCGTCCGGCGGCGGCAACCTCACCGTCGCACCCGACGGCCGCCTCTTCCGCGCGAGCTCGCCGACCGGCAACCTCACCGTCGCCTCCGACGGCCGCCTCTTCATCGCCAACGACCACTAGGAGCACGCCGTGACCTTCATGCTCACCGCCCGGCCCTCGCCGGGCTCGATCAACACCGGCTTCGGGCCGCGCAAGGGCGACCTTCCGACGAAGACGTCGCCCGCCATCCACTACGGCCAGGACTACGGCTGGGGCAACGGCGACACGATCTACGCCGCGGCCGACGGCGTCGTCGTCGAGGTCGCGATGGCCGGCGCCTACGGCCGCCGCACCCGCATCCGCCACGAGGACGGCTACGAGACCTGGTACTGCCACCAGTCGCAGGCGCTCGTGAAGGTCGGCGACGTCGTCAAGGCGGGCCAGGCGATCGGCGTGCAGGGCGCGACCGGCAACGTCACCGCGAAGCACCTGCACTTCGAGACCCGCGACCCGCAGGGCGTCGCCCGCGACCCGGAGATCTTCTTCAAGCGCTACACCGACACCCTCCAGGAGGAGAACATGACCGACCTCGGCAAGATCCAGGAAGCCCTCAACGTCCTCGGCGCCACCGGCGAGGACCTGCAGCACGTCGACGCGAACGGCGTGCAGCTCACCACCGACGACCTGCTCTCGCGGGTCTACATCATGCAGGTCGCCGGCGTGCGCCTGCTGGCGGACATCAACACCCGCCTCACCAACGTCGACAACCGCCAGAACGCGATCGCCGCCGTCACCGACGGCTACACCGCCCCGGCAGAGGCGCCGGTGACGCCCTCCCCGGAGCGCTGATCCCCGCGATGGACCGCTACCCCATCCCAGACGAGAAGCGCCGCCGCCTCGAGGCGCTGATCAGGGTCATCGACATGGTCATCTACCTCGCGATCGTCGCCGGCGGCGTCTACGCGCTGTTCTTCACCCCGACGACCGTGCAGGTCGAGCTCGCGGGCTGGGACTGGCTGATCGGCGTCTGGTCGCTGCTGCTGCTCGTCGGCGGGCTCCTCGGTTTCGTGGGCCGCCTGTCCCGCTACTGGGTCCTCGAGGTGCCCGCGACGCCGGCGGCCGTCTTCGGGATCCTGATCTACCTCGTGATCCTCGGCCGCACCGCGTTCGACTCGATCACGGCCGCCGTCGCGACGACCCTCGTCTTCGTCGCGATGGCCGTGCTCATCCGGCGGTACGTCGAGCTGCAGATCTTCGCGTCCGATCCGTCGCATAAGGACTTCCAGTCGCGCGTCGCCGAGGCAATGCGGAGGCGAACCCAGGACGTCGCGCCGCGTACCGAGTAGAGGGGGAGCGCAGCAGTGCCCGCAATCGAGAACGTGAACATCGTGGCCCTGATCGTCGCCGTCCTCGGCGCCGGCGGCATCGGGGTCTTCTTCCGCGAGCTCGTGTCCATCATCACCCTCATCAAGACCGGCGTCTCCGCGAAGGAGTCGAAGCGGAAGAACGACCTCGTCGCGCAGCGCGACCGCGAGTATCAGCGCGCCGAAGCCGAGGCACGCAACCGCCGCCGCATGGAAGAGCACGCGACCGTCATGCGCCGCGAGCTCATCCTCCGCGGCGTCGAACCCGACGACATCGAGCGCTGGCCGCGCCTCGAGACCGTCCTCCCCGGCAGTGGGATCTCCGCGCCGGCTCCGACCACCCCGACCAAGGAGTAACACCGTGCTCGACCGCTACCTCGCCGCCCTCCTCCCCGCCGCGATCCTCCTCTTCGGAGGCCTGCAGACGGCCCTCTCCGACGAGCGGATCGACGGCACCGAGGCCGGGCAGCTGCTCGCCCTCTTCGCCGGCCTCGCGATCACCTACGCCGTCCCCCTCGCGAAGGGCGCCTGGGCCGGCCTCTTCAAGACCGGCTTCGCGATCCTCGCCGCGATCGCGACCCTGATCGTCCCCCTGATCACCGGCTTCACCTGGCAGTCGCTCGTCATCGTCGTCCTCGCCGCGCTCTCCGCACTCGCGACCGAGATCGGCGTCAACGCCCGCCAGGACTCCACCCGGCAGGGACGCCACGAAGCGACCACCGCCCCCGTCGTGATCACCACCACCGACGCCGGCCTCGAGTCCGCCCTCGCCGCCGTCGACAAGCGCGCCCGCAAGGAGCGCGACACCCTCGGCGCTCGCCGCTGAGGCAGCGACACCCCACCACCACCTCAGCCCCAGCCCAAACAGGCGGGGGCTTCTGCATGTCTCCACACCCATCCCGGCGGCTGACCCTGACGCGCGCCGACACCTGACAGGAGCCCGCCGTGGTCACCACCATCCCCGCCATGCCCGCGAAGGGCTCCACCGACAGCACCGCGATCTACCAGTACACGAGCGCCGTCGACAGCGCGGTGCGCGAGCTGGCGGCCGCGGGTGTCCCGTCGGCTCTCGTCGGCTACCTGCGCGCCGATGACCCGCAGTGGAACCTCACCCCGTACAGCTCGTCGAACCCGGTCACGAACGACTTCACGGCGCTGATCAACGCGGCGCACACGCAGCGCAAGCGGATCGTCATCGACCACCGCTACCTCGTGGGCGACTCGAGCCTGAAGTCGAACTGGAACGACAAGCACCTCAACCTCGCCGGGTGCGGGGAGCTCATCGGTCAGGGGTCGACGATCGTCCGGCAGGAGGTCTCCCCGTCGCCGGAGGTGTCGCTGACGTCGTTCAAGCGCATGGTCGTGGGCGCGTCCGACGAGAAGCACACCGTCTCCTTCGCGGCCGTCGCGATGAACCAGCTCGCGAAGTTCAAGGCCGACATGGTGTGGCAGATCGTCGCCAAGCCGGCCCGCTCGTCCACCTCCGACTACACGTCCGGCTTCTACACGTGGAGTCTCCCGGGCACCGTCGTCAACAACCTGCTTTCGACAAAGAACGATGCCTACCCGACCGGCGACCCCGCCACCGGGAAGGTCGTCATGGCCGATGCGCTCGAGGTGCTCGGCGTGTCCTTCTTGGTCAGCGGCGCAGCGTCGGACCTCGCAGAGGACAACAGCCTCAAGGGCGCCACGTCGGGTGCGACGATGAAGATCGAGTCCTGTCAGCCGGACTACAACGGGTCCGCGAACAAGCGCATCATCACCCGCCAGGTGTTCGGCACGTTCCAGAAGGACGAGAACCTCCTCCGCGGGTCGACGGTCGTCGGGAAGGTCGCTGCGGACGGCGTCGTCGTCTTCAAGACCGCGACCCGCTACGACTGGGACAAGGTCACCGCCACGCGTGTCCTCCGTAAGCTCGGCGGGTCCATCAACGGCTACACCGCCTCCACCGGGTACCCCGTCGGCGACTACTTCTCCAACCTCGACTCCCGCATCGACGGGATCTCGTTCACGACCGTCAACGACCCCGACTCCACGGGGCAGGTCCGCGCCGCCGCAGTGTCGGTGTCCGGTGCGGTCCACCACCGGTACAGCAACATCGTCTTCAAGCGCGGCTACCGCAACGGCTTCCGGCTCGCGTCGCCCTACGGCGGCATGATCTCCGGCTGCCAGGTGCAGTCGCTCCCCAACGATGCGATCCAGTCCGAGGGCGCCTACGGATACGGCGTCGAGTACGAGGGCACCGCGAAGAACTGCCTGCTCATCGGATGCCAGTTCGCGAACCTCCGGCACGGGATCACGACCAACCCGTCCGCGAACTCGCAGTTCCTCAGCGACGTCTCCGACACCCTGCGCCACGGCATCCAGGAGTTCCTCTTTATCAAGGACTGCCAGTCGTTCGACACCTACGCGCAGGGATTCGACACTCACCACGGCGCGAGCGACGTGTTCTTCATCGGGTGCGTCGTCAACGGTGTCGTCGCGGGCGGGCAGAAGGACTCCGGCAAGACGGGCATGGGAACCCGATCCGAGAGCACCACCTACATCGACTGCCACGTCTTCGGCGCGACCAACGGCTTCAACGACCCCACCGCGGGCACCACTGCCGCCTCCGGGAACCCGAAGCCGAGCGGCACGACCTGGCCCCTCACGCCCACGCATTCGCGGACCCTCTACGTGAACTGCAGCGCCAACGGCTACGAGCAGTCCGGCTTCCGTCAGGGGCTCGCCGCCGAGTCGATCCACCACTCGGTCATGTACGTCGGCTGCTCCGCGGACGACGGCGGGCAGACCGCCTACGACACCATCGGCTGGGAGCTGACCGGCGTGGACACGTACATCATCGACCCGCGCCCGGGCCGCAACAAGCTCGCGATGTTCAGCATCGAGCCGGGCGGCTACTACGGCCCCACCCCGTCCAGCCCCGTGAAGCACACGATCGCTTTCGTGGGCGACATCTTCGCGGACTTCTCCCGGAACACCTCGACGACCACGGACCTGATCCGCGTCAAGGGTCACACCACGGCCGGCGTCACGCGTCTGGCGATCGCAGTTGATGCGGCCGTCATGCAGAAGGCGGGCGCGGGAACGATGCCCGCGGCGATGGTCAACGTCGTCGGCGGGCACGTGACCATCGCGTCCGCTGCGGGCGCGCAGGTCGTGAACCTCAACGGCACGGACCAGATCCCCACCGTCAAGAAGACGTCGGGGACGGTCGTGGCGGCCAGCCTCCCGACGTCGAAGTGGAGCTGATCCGATGGGCTTCGGTGACGGGCCGTTCGGGGATGGCCCCTTCGGCGGGGCTGTAGTCCCACCGCCCACCCCGCCGCTTGCGCCCGGCTCGGTCGCAGTGGCCGAGTTCTGGTCGACGGGTGCCCTCCTCACATGGGGCGGCCCGACTTCGCTCGGCTACCGGGTGCGGCTGAACGGCGACGTCATCGCGGCGGCCGTGGAGGAGCCGGGCGCGGAGCTGCTCGAGCTCACCCCGGCGACCGCGTACACGGTGGCCGTGTCCTCCAACCGGTTCGACGGCGCCGAGACGTTCTCGGCCCCCGTCTCCTTCACGACTCCCGCAGCGGGCGAGACGCCTCCTGTCGAGGAACCGGAAGAGCCGGAAGAACCGGAAGAGCCGGAAGAGCCGGAGGTGCCCGGTGAGCCGGAGACTCCCGTCGACCCGGCCCTTCCCACGAAGCCGGTCATCGGTACGCCCACCGTCGACGGCAGCACGGTCCTCTTCACGTGGACGGCGACGGCCGGCGCCTCACCGATCGCCTCCTACGACGTGTACGTGGACGGCGCGACCGAACCGGTCACGTCGCTCACCCCGTCGTACTCCGCGCTCAACGTGCCCCCGTCGTCTTCGATCAGCGTCCAGGTCGTCGCGGTCGACACGGACGATCGGCGCTCCCCGAAGTCCGCCCTCGTCGTCGCTTCCACCGATGCCGCACCCGAACCGGAGACACCGCCCGGAGCGCCCGGCCGCCCCGTCATCGGCACACCCACCGTGCGCGGCGAGTCGATCACGTTCACGTGGACCGCAAGCGCCGCCGACAACCCGATCAGCTACTACGAGGTCTACCAGACCGGCAGGGCGACGATCGCTGTCACCGCCCCGAAGTGGACAGCGACCGGGCTCGGCGACGACACCACTGTCACGATTCGAGTCGCCGCGTTCGACACGCTGGGTCTGCGATCGCCGGTGTCCGCCTCGAAGTCTGCAACCACCCCACCGGAGGACGTCATGGCACTCGCGCCCGTATACGGCACCATCACCGACTGCGGACTCCGATCCCTCGCGGGTCGACGGTTGCGGCTGCGGTTCACGCTCTCCGGGCCTGCCGCCGAAGACGAGCGCATCCTCGTCACCGAACCCGTCGAGGTGACGCCCGACCAGTACGGCCAGTTCCGCGTCGACCTGTGGGAGACGACGTTCCTCGCCCCCGCGTCTTGGTACGAGGTCACCGCCATCTGGCTGGTCGCAGGACAAGCGCCCGCCTACCAGCGGCTCCGCGCGAAGCTGCGTGTCCCTCGAGGTGGCGGACCGATCGGGGAGCTGCTCGTCCAGCCCGCACCTCCCGGCGTCGTCTCCTGGGGATTCGGGCCGCCCGACCGCGACTACGTCGCCTACTTCGACATCTCCGGCGACCTGCCTCGTCTCTGGCTTCTCGGGAAGGAAACCGCATGACCGCCATGACCCCCCTCGGTGATATGCAAGCCGTCAGCGACGGAACCGCTGCGGCGCTGATCCGCAAGGACGGCACCGAGACGCAGCAGGCGGTCGACGAACGCATCGCACCCGTCGCGGCCGCCGCGATCGCGTCCGACGAGACCGTCCGTGCGGCGGCGACGACGGCTGTGGGCGTGGAAGTCGAGGCGCGGAACCTGCTGTCCGCCGACGACGAGCGGCTGCCGGAGGCGGTGATCTCCGATTGGGTGTACGTCGAGACCGACGAGGCCGGGTACATCTCCCGCGGAGTCGACCAGTCCGGCGCGACCTGGATCAAGCTGCACCCGGAGGTGAAGTTCCCGGCCTTCGCGACGATGAAGCCCGGCTCGGACTTCGCGCACGCGCTCATCGACCCCGAGAACCGCGTGTCCGAGCTCGCGGTCGGCTTCGACGGCCGCTTCATCCCGCAGTCGAAGGCGCGCTTCGGGACGGCCGCGCAGGTCGACGTCCGCGACGTGCTGCCCGTCGGTGTGCCGTTCCCGAACGACGGCGTCGCCGACGCGACCGCAGTGATGAAGACGGCGCTGCTCAAGGCCCGCGACCTCGCAGCGTTCGTCGGCCCCGTGCAGGTGAACGTCCCGCCCGGCCGCTACCGGATCACGGGCCGGCTGCCGCTCTACTCGAAGGTCGGCATCCGCGGATACTCGCGCGGTGAGACCGTCTTCCTCCCCGAGGGCGGCCAGGCGTTCATCTACCAGGCGTACACGGGCAGCACCACCAGCCCGGACCAGTTCCTCGACGACGTCCGCTTCAACGACTTCACCGTCGACGGCGCCGCGCAGACGCAGGAGATCGACGCGGCCACCGGCCTCGGCATGGGGTACACGACCCGGGTGAAGGGCTTCTACGCGACGTTCCTGCGCCGCGCCGTGTGGGAGAACGTGACCGTGCGGAACACGTGGTCCACGGGCTTCGGAGTGGACCACCTGCAGGACTCGTACTTCGTCAACTGTCGAGCGTTCAATTGCGGCCGTGGCGTCGCCGCGTCCGGGATCACCGACAAGCACACCGTCTCGGGCGCGTCCGGTTTCGGCTACGGCACGGGCGGCTTCGCGTGGGAGTCCGTCACCTACCTCAACTGCACGGCGAACGACAACGCCCTCTTCGGCTTCTTCCTCGAGAAGCAGACCAGCGCCGTCATCCCGTCGCCGAACTGGCCGATCGGCCTGCGCATCATCGGCTGCTGGGCGTCCGGGAACTGGGGCGGCTTTCGCGACTGCGGCACCGGCGGCGCGATCATCGCCAACAGCCACTTCGTCGGCAACGAGGTCGGCATGTGGTGGGAGAAGACGGTCCTCATCACCGCCGCCGGCCGCAACGGCACCGTATCCGGCTGCCAGGTCCTCAACAACACCGCCGAGGGCATCCGCGTGGACACCGCCTCCAACGGCCCGTACCGCATCACCGGGAACCGCATCGCGGGGAACAAGGGCGCCGGGGTGCGCTTCTCGCCCGACTGCGGCGTCATCGACGCGTGGACCGTCGACGCGAACGTGATCGAGGACAACGGCTCGTCCGGAGTGCTCGTGCAGTCCGTGGACCAGGCGCGCCGCCTGCTCATCGCCCGGAACGTGATCCGCGACAACGGTCGCGAGGTGACCGCCGAGCACCGCGACGGCATCACGTTCGCCTCCACCGCGGCCGCGTCCCTGCTGACCGTGCGCGACAACGAGGTGTACGGCCTCCACGCCGCCATGCAGCAGAACGGCGTCCGCCTCTCCGGCACGAACACCGACGCGGGAACCGTCATCAAGGGCAACGACCTCCGCGGCAACGCGGTCGCCGCGCTCGCCAACACGAGGACCGCGACCGCGGGCTTCATCACCGACAACCTGGGAGTTACAGCCTGATGCCCACCGGATACCGGCAGACCCTGCCCGTCGCGTTCACCGACCTCACCCTCCCGAAGTTCGTCCCCAAGGTCGAAGTCGTCGACAGCTTCAACCGTCCCGACTCGACCACCACGCTCGGAGCGACCGAGCAGGGCGAGAAGACGTGGGAGACCATGATCGCCACCGGCACCGGACCGGTCACGTGGGGGATCAGCTCGAGTTCGGCGCTGTCCCGGTCGAGCAGCACCGGGAACGCGATGATCGACGCCGGCACCGCCTACGGTGTCGCCTCTGTCACGATCGCCGCGATCGCCGCGACCGGTGACGCGTACGGCGGACTCGTGGCACTGGCCTCACCCACCACGCAGACCCAGTACGTGCTCCTCCTGGACAAGACCACGACCGGCTCCACCCCTGCGAACGTCTACAAGGTGAACCGGCGCGTCGATGGGGCGTACGTCAACCTGTGGACCTCAACCACGGCACCGACCGCGGGAGATGTCCTCTCGGTCGACAGCTCAGCGACCGCGCTCGTGTTCAAGATCAACGGCGTCACCGTGCACTCCGTCCCCAACCCGTCGGGCAGCACCAACACCCGCTTCGGATTCATCGGCCGCAGCGACCGCATCGTCCGCTTCGACAACTTCCGCTTCCTGCCCTACTGAGCCTCGCGGCTTCCGGTCTGCCCCCCCTCGCCCTCCTCTCGGAGCGGCGAGGGGGGCTTTCGTCGTGCAGCAGCGGGGGCCGTCGCGGGCGGCCGCGGGTGACGCGTCCGGCGACGGCGCTCGGTAGGCTCGCCGCACCGAACCGACACAGGGGGATCTCATGGCAGACATCAGCTTCAAGGGCAGCAACGGCGCGATGACGTTCGACGGCCGCAGCATCAGCATCACGCGGAAGGGCCTCGGCGCGGCCGTCTTCTCCGGCGCCCGCGGCACCGAGAAGCAGCTGCCGATCGCCGTCGTCTCCTCGATCCAGTACAAGAAGGGCGGACTCACCGTCGGCTACATCCAGCTCACGGTGCCGGGTGACGCGCAGAAGAAGTTCGCAGGGAAGACGCAGACCATCCAGCAGGACGAGAACGCGGTGACTTTCTACTCGAAGCAGAACGACGAGGCGAAGCAGTTCGCCGAGGCCGTGAACGAGGCCATCCACGCCGCCCACCAGGGGACCGCGGCGCCCGCTGCTCCGGACCTCGCCGATCAGCTGCAGAAGCTCGCGGGCCTGCGCGACGCCGGCGTCCTCACCGAGGACGAGTTCGCGGCGAAGAAGGCCGAGCTGCTTGCGCGCATGTAGCAGCGTCGGCAGTCGCTCGCGCCGTCTGAGCTGCGTGCCACCCCGACCGCGGATCGCGCCTCGTCCTCCGACAGCCATGACCGGGGGCCATCCTCGAGGGATGAGCGAAGCAGAGCACCATCTCGTCCTGGTCACTCGGCTGTGGGCCGAGGGCCCGTCCGTGGTCGGGATCTACAGCACGCGCGAGGACGCGGAGTCGTCGGTCACGGAGGCAGCCTCAGAAGGAGCCTCCCCCGATCGATACCACTGCGAGACGTGGCGAGGCGGGCGACGGATCACCTGACGGTGCCGCGCAGAGTGTCGGTGGTCGACCGCAGGCTAGATCGGTGACCCGCTTCGATCCGAACCACCCCGAACGCCCTGACGAGGACGGCGACCCGTTCGTCCGGGCCTGGCGGAACGCGGGCGAGGAGGCGCCGTGGCTGCTCGCCTGGCGCGACGGCCAGGTCATGGTGAACCCGGACACCGGCCGTTACCTCTACAGCCACGAGGTGCCCGGCCAGCACGGCGACCTGAAGCGGGGCCGCGGCGGACGTCGCCCGTGACTGACGCCGAGCTCCTCGACTTCGTCCGCGCCCAGCCCGGCGGCGCCGCCGGCGACGTCGCGATCCGCTCCCGCTTCGGCAGCCCCGCGCGCTTCTACCAGCGCCTCGGCCGGCTCCTCGACGACGAGGCCGCGCTGCGCCACGACCCCGAGCTCGTCTACCGCCTGCGCCGATCCGCGACGAGCGGGCCCGCGCCCGCGCGCAGAGGCGTTTGCGATGAGTAA